CGGACTTAAAACCAAAATTCAAAGATATAGAAAAAAATGTTATCACTTACAAAAACGTGATTCAAGATTTTGAAAACACAGAACAAGATGAGACAACAATAAAGAAAGCTCTCAAGACTAAACAAAATCTTCAAAACAAAAACAAGAAGATTGTTAATCACATGGCAAAACAATTTGATATGAAACAATCTGCAAAAAGAGCTGTTCATGCATTCAATGGTAAAACTGGTAAACTTGACATGAACAAACTTGCAAAGTATCAAATTGTTGATGACATTTTCAAAAGAGTTACTTATCTACCCGAGGGTAAAAATCATGGTATCAATGTTCTATTAGATTGGAGTGGTTCTATTGTAGGTGAAGTCAGAGACTTATTAGAACAATCAATAATTCTTGCAGAGTTTTGTAGAAAAACTGAAATACCTTTCAGAGTATATGCTTTCTCTGATGTATACTGCAGAGGAAATTACGATAATAGTGGAAATTCAGTGTTGATTGAGCTTATTTCAAGTGAAATGACTTCAAGAGAATTCGACAAGATGTATACTAATCTTGCAATGATTTGGGATTCACATTTTGCAAGCAAGCTTTACTACGGTTCATGGAAAAAAAGACAAAAAAATCTCGAAGAATACAACAACTGGTATGGTGATGCTCATTACCTTGAAATATCTGATATGTGGAATATAGATAGATTTACTCTTCCAAGAGGTTACTCTTTAGGTGGCACACCTCTCGATGAGTGTTTAGTTTACATGAGAAAATTGATTCCTCTATTCAACAAAAAATATGGTATTGAGAAATCGATTCTAACAGTTATCACTGATGGATATTCTCATTCATCTAGCCTTTTATCACCAACCAAAGAAGAGAGAGAATTGGACGGAGAACAAATGAAAGATGACAGTTACTATAGTGAGCAGAAAAGAGTAAGACAAATCATCGACCCATATTCTAGAAAAGTGTATAAAATATCAAAAGTTTCAAGTTACTATTCTAGTGATTCCTTCTACAGAACACAGTGTATACTAGATTGGATTCAAAAAGAAACTGGTGTGATTGTAAACGGTTATTTTGTTTTACCATCAAAAAAAGATTTATGGAATTTACTTTCATTTCTTGACAAAAAAGTGTATGATGATGATGTAAAAAAACTTTGGACTAGTATCAGAAAAACTGGTCAAGTGATGGATGCGTTTGGATACAACAAATTGTTCTTAACATCAAGTTCTGCATTGAATACTCAAGGTGAAGATACACTTGATGATGAATTGATTGATGCAAAAAAAGTCAGAGTGTTGGCTGCATTTAAAAGAAATCAAAATTCAAAAACAACTTCAAGATTTTTAACCAACGAATTTATTAAGGAGATTGCATAATGAAAGTTAGAGAACCGTTGAGAGTTGAATCAGATTGGATTCAATGTCATGACATTACATATAGGTCACTTGCAGATGCAGTGATGGATGTCGGGCCTGCACCATGCACTAGGTATGAGTGTGACAGGATAGCAGAGTGTAAAAGAGATAAGGTAGAGTGTTTTGCATTTAGAATTTGGGTCAACAATGGTGGTGAACTTAATTCTAAACAACAGAAAAAAATTGGAACTATTATACAACCAATCAAATAATAAACTTGACAATGCCTAGCATTTTTTTGTATACTAATAACTGATGAGATTAATAACTAAAACAAAGGAGACTAAATGACTGATAAAAGAAGTTATGACAGGAGTGAGTCTATTATCGTTAATGATAAAGACTTTCATTTTACACCCGATAGAAAAGAATTTCTATCTGCACTAAAGTCTGCATATGGTGAGCAGACTGTTTTTACCAAGGAAGATTTTGACAATATAGGTCATTATCCATATTGGGTGAAATCATCTAGATATGATTTCAAAACTGCACCTAATACTTTTGATTTATCATTGGTAATGAATGGTGCAACAAATGTTGTTCCACTTTCAAGACCTATTCCTGCAGTGCAAACAACTAACAATAAACCAGTTGCAGTGCAAACTGATGCTGTAGTTGCAAACGTTCTTGATGATAATATAAAAGTCGTTCCCGAGAAGATGAGTAACTATGTTCCTTTTGGACACTTCAGAGATGTTAAGAACGTCATCAAGGCCAAAATCTTCTTTCCAATATTCGTTACTGGTTTGAGTGGTAACGGTAAAACACTTATGATTGAACAAGCTTGTGCTCAACTCAAGAGAGAGTGTTACAGGGTCAACGTCACCATCGAGACTGATGAAGATGATTTGATGGGTGGCCACACTTTAGTCAACGGTAACGTTGTCTTCAGAGAAGGCCCAGTTATCAAAGCAATGAGAAAAGGTGCTGTCCTTTTACTTGATGAAGTTGACTTGGGTTCTAACAAGTTGATGTGTTTACAATCAGTTCTTGAGGGTAAAGGATACCTAATCAAAAAAACTGGTGAGTGGGTAACACCTAAAAAAGGTTTTACAATTCTTGCAACTGCAAACACTAAAGGACAAGGTTCTGAAGATGGAAAGTTCATTGGAACTCAAATCATGAATGAAGCAATGCTTGAGAGATTTGCAGTTGCAATGCAACAAGAATATCCACCAGTGACAACTGAAAGAAAAATCCTTTCAAAAGAAATGGAATTGACTGGTGAAGTTGATTCAGAGTTCGTAACCAAGTTAGTTGACTGGGCGGACATTATCAGAAAAACCTACTATGAAGGTGCAATTGATGATGTCATTACCACAAGAAGACTGGTTCACATCGTGAATGCATTCAGAATGTTTAAAGACAAACTCAAGTCAATTGAGATGTGTATCTCAAGATTCGATGAGGAAACAAGAAACTCTATTCTTGACCTCTACACAAAGATTGATGCTGGGGTTGATTTAAATGTTGAAAACCCAGTTGACGAATCAGCCGATGACGAGGTATAATAACTAGATGTTTGGTAAAGTTGACAAAATACACTACAAGTATGATGAGGGAGAACTCTTAAATGAGTTCTCCAAATACATCGATAACACTTACGACCAACATTACAGTTTGAACAAATACCAGTCTACTGAATTTATTATTGACAGTGGACATGGTGAAGGTTTTTGTATCGGAAATATTATGAAGTATGCACAACGATACGGGAAAAAGAATGGAAAGAATAGAGCAGACATTTTAAAAGTGTTGCACTATGCTTTGTTTATGTTATATGTGCATGACAAAATGGAGAAGACTAATGATGAAAATTAGTAACGACACGAGAAATGTCTTAAAAAATTTCTCAACCATAAACTCGGGTATTAGAGTTAAGAGTGGAAATACTTTAGAAACTATTTCCAATATGAAAAACATTCTTGCAGTTGCAACGATTGATGAATCTTTTCCTCAAGATTTTTCAATTTATAACTTGAATGAATTTTTAGGTGCAACATCTCTTCTAGATGATGCAGACTATCAATTTAATGACAGTTCACTAACTGTAACGGATTCAAATACTTCACTATCATATTTTTATGCAAGTGAAGGAATGGTGACTGCACCCGATAAAATGATAACCATGCCCGATTCAGAAATCAAGATTGATATCTCATCATCTTTATTATCCGAACTTCAGAAAGCTGCAAGTGTGTTAGGTGTTAATGATTTAATTCTTAAATCAGATGGCACAAAGATTACACTTGAAGTTACTGATAAGAAAAACACAACTTCAAATACGTTCTCAAGAATAGTTGGTGAAGGTAATGGTGTTTCTTACACAATGAATTTCAAGATTGAGAATCTTAAAATTATAGATGGTAACTATGAAGTATTTGTTTCTTCAAAAGGTATTTCAAACTTTAAGAACAAAGACTTTGCAGTTGAATATTTTATTGCATTGGAGCCCGATTCAAATTACAATGTATAGACCGTTTCTTATATATAATAGAAACATGGTGTATGTTGTGCCAGTCTCTGCAATATACACGGGAGATATCCAATCTCATCAGTCCTCAAGGGCGGGTATCACTGTGAATTCGGTGGGGAATTCACTCTTATGATTCAAGAATTTTTATACGTGGAAAAATACAGACCTCAAACAATTGAGGACACGATACTTCCACATTCAATTAAACAAACATTTAAAGAATTTGTAAAACAAGGTGAGATACCAAATCTCATGTTATGTGGTTCTGCTGGTGTTGGTAAAACAACTGTTGCAAGAGCACTGTGTAATGAAATGGGTGCAGACTTTATTGTTATCAATGGGTCAGACGAAGGACGATTGATTGATACATTAAGAACTAAAATCAAAAACTTTGCATCGACTGTATCATTAACTGGTGGTTCAAAGGTTGTGATACTTGACGAAGCAGATTATATAAGTGCAGATAGTGTTCAACCTGCTTTGAGAAACTTCATTGAAGAGTTCTCATCTAACTGTAGATTTATCTTCACATGTAATTACAAGAATAGAATTATAGAACCACTTCACTCAAGGACAACTGTTATTGATTTTTCAATGACACCTAAAGACAAACAAGAACTTGCAGGTGTATTTCTAAAAAGACTAACAGAGATATGCACTGCAGAAAATATTAAATATAATGAGAAGGTATTAGTTGAACTTATACTTAAGTTCTTTCCCGATTTCAGACGATGTATCAACGAGGTGCAACGATATGGGGTCGGTGGAGAGATTGATGCAGGACTACTTGCAACACTATCTGAAGAAAAACTAACACCACTACTGAACATGTTACGAGACAAAAAATGGGGTGAGATGAGAAAATGGGTTGGACAGAATTCCGACAATGATTTCACGACACTCTATAGAAAAGTTTTCAATGCACTTGAGATGAGATTAGAACCAACATCTATTCCATCGTGTGTATTGATTATTGCAGACTATCAATACAAGTCTGCATTCGCAGTTGACCATGAAATATGTTTTGTTTCATGTATGACTGAAATTATGTCTGAATGCAAATTTAAGGAGTAAAAATAATGGGACAATTTAATGAAGTAGTAGAGAGACAAAGAATTCTTCTAGAAGCAGAAGATTGGGCAGATGGTGTCAAATCTATCCATGTGCATGGAATAACATCTATGTATTATGAAACTGCTGAATCAAAAGCAGACATTGAAAAGAATGGACATGTTACTGATACAGAATACAACAGTGGACTTATTGTTAGGGAAAGAAATGGCAAAAAAGTTTGCACCTTTGGAATTAGAAAAACTGGTGATGACTTAATTGATGCATACTTAATAACTAATGCTTAATGTCTAAAAGAAGTCCTTTCGATTTTGTCAAAGATGTATCCTATGATAAAAAGGATATTATGGTTGATAACATCGAAGAAAAAAATTACACACCCTTCCTAGTAAATAAATCATTATCTTATCACCAAGATACTATTTACTTCGTTAATGAGATGAATTGTCGTTCACACCTTGACAACCGTCTTCAATTCACCTTTTTCCTAAATACTTTAAGGAAAAGACAAAGATTTTCTAAATGGGCCAAACCCTATATCAGTAAGAAAATCGATGTTTTAAAATCGTATTATGGAGTATCTGCACAAAAAGCTAAAGAATATGCAGACATACTTTCAGATAAACAAATACGTGAATTGAAGAACAATATGGTAAAAGGTGGTAATGAGAATGGAACAACATGACGAAGTATCTAATCTAGTCGAAATTTCATTTAAAGAAAAGGATGACTTCCTAAAGATAAGGGAGACACTTACACGCATAGGTGTAGCATCTAGAAGAGAACAAGAACTATTTCAATCATGTCATATACTACACAAACGTGGTAAGTATTACATCACTCATTTCAAAGAACTATTCAAACTCGATGGTAAACCTACCAATATAGATGAATCTGATATTGCAAGAAGAAATACCATCATCAATCTATTAAAAGAGTGGAATCTTATCACTATTATCGATGTGGATAAGATAAAAGAACCAACAGCACCACTCTCTCAAATCAAAATTATCCCCTATAAATCTAAAAATGAATGGAAATTGACACCTAAATATAACATAGGTAATCGAAGTATATAAATAAGATTATCTTAATAATATAGGAGTAATTATATGTTTTCAGGCATTATAGACTTCATTATGGGAATTTGGAATCTACTTATGGTGATTCCAGTTATAATATCAATTTGTAGTGTAATTGTTGCTTTAACACCTACACCACATGACGATAAAGTATGGGCAAAGGTATATAAATACCTTGAAGTTCTTGCACTTGCAATAGGTAAAGCAAAGGATAAAAACCCATTACTAGATAAATAGGTAAATTATATGTTAAATAATATTATTGATTTTTTAAAAGGCTTATTCAGTTCATCAGAAACAGTTGAACCTAAAAAAGTTGTGGAAGTGAAAAAGGTGCAAATACCTACAGTGGACAAACTCAAAAAGTTCACAAAAGTACAACTTTTAGATTTTGCAGACAGAAACGATATCACTGTTTCTAAAAACAAAACTAAAGCTGTCATCATCAAAGAAATACGTTCAAGTAAGTAAATTCTTTCTGTATAACATTCAAATCACATAAATAGTGGTATGGATGTTATGCAGTTTTTAAGTGAAGTAGGTGTACCTATATTTGGTGCACTGGTGATGGCATTCTTCATTTTCTTAACTCTTAAATATATACTCGATGGGGTTGCTGATGATATCGGTGACTTGACAGGTATTGTCTCTATGTTAGAAGATAGAGCAAGAGTTATGAATAATGACATCCTAAAAATAGATTTACTAATCTCTCAACATCTAGAGTTAAAACCCGATTTAGAAAGGGTTGCTAGAAGTGAAAACTTTGTAGAAGATGGAAGCATAGATGCAAGGAGAGATTAATGGAAGAAGTTGCAAGTCTTATAAGTGAATTTGGATTTCCAGTTGTTATGTCTTTGGGTATGGGTTATTTCATATATTTTGTATGGAAATTTGTAACGGAAAAATTAGAACCTAAAATAGATAAACAGAGAAAAGTTCTCATTAAATTAATTGACCAAATGAGAATGTTAGACCAAGACCAAATACGTTTGGAGAAAAAATTACAAACAGTATTGGACTTGAAGGCAAGACAACATGAAAAAGATACTCCTAATAATTAGTTTATTTGTATTACCTATTAATGCAGATATAGTCCACAAATTTAAAAACCCATCGTTCAGTGGTGTCGGAACAGGTGCACACTATCTTACGATTGAAAACCAAGAGACATCAAGGAAGAAAGCAATCGAGGATGCACTTGAGGCAGCTCAAAAAGCAGCTGATAGAGAAGCAGAAAATACTACGCTTGCAAAATTTATTAGAAATTTAGAAAGCCGTATCTATTCACAATTTTCTAAACAATTAGTTGAATCAATGTTTGCAAATGATAATCCAGCAGGATTTGGTTCGTTTGCATTAGAAGGAAGTATCATCACATGGGAAGTTATTGTTGATGAATCGGGTGCAGAGTTTATTAAATTAACCGTAGTAGACGAAAACGGCACGGAAACAGTTATAGAGATACCAGTCGGTACAGGTAACTTTGCCCAAGACCCCGATGGTGTTGGTGGTACAGACGGTGGTTAAATATTTACTTGTATTTCTTCTGATATTACAGGGTTGTGCATCAATTCCTAGATGGTCAGATGACCCTCAAGATTGTAAAAGATGGGAAGAGGGTTTCGGTAAAGATATAGTTACAGGTATACAAAAACCAATATCTAAAAAATATATTTGTGTAGAACAACCCGAAGTGGTAAGATTACCTTCTTTTGTTGAGTTATTAAACTTACCACCTGCAAAAGAAAAACCGATAGTAACTGTATATAACTTTTCAGACAAAACAGGACAAAGAAAAAATAGAGAAAGTCTTGCAGATTTCTCTACTGCAGTCACCCAAGGTGGTGTCGAGATGGTTATCGATGCATTGAAGACTGCAGGGAACGGACAATGGTTTCGTGTTGTTGAGAGAAACGGAATTGATGCATTAGTAAGGGAGAGACAAATTATACGTAGTGCAAGACAAGAATATGCAAAGGCAACAGGAGAAGAGACACAAGGATTACAACCACTACTATTTGCAGGAATGATAATAGAGGGTGGTATTATAGGATATGATTCTAATATAAAAACGGGTGGTCGAGGCGCAAGAACACTCGGTATTGGAGTCTCACGACAATATCAACAAGATGTTGTCACAGTAAGCATGAGAGCTGTTTCAGTTCTAACAGGTGAAGTATTATTAAACGTTCAAACTCGAAAAACTATATTGAGTTATGGTTCAGGTGGAGATGTATTTCGTTTTGTAGACCAAGCCACGCAATTGGTTGAGATTGAGGACGGTGTGGGAAATAATGAGTCAGTGACATATGCAGTACGAACAGCAGTTGAAGCTGCAGTGCTGGAATTAATATACCAAGGACACGATAGAGGTTTTTGGGAAATAGAGGGGTATAACGAAAATGAATAAACTAATTAGTTTAATTTTATTATTGTCGACAGGATTCGTTTTCGCACAAGCTACAGATGACAACGAAATTAAAATCACTCAAAGTGGTGATACATTAAAACTCTACATCGACCAAATCGGTTTTGGTAACAAAATTGGTGGGGACAATGGTTCAAGTGGAAGTGTATCAAGTGCAATGGCTATCACTGGTAGTTCGTTAGAGTTTGATTTAGATTTTGTAGGTAATAACAATGCTTTATTTGGGCCAGTTATTGCTGACAGTTCTATCTATAAGTTAGATTTCACAGGTGATTCTAACAGTATAGATTGGAATATAGGTTATGTTGGTAGTGCTGATTCTTCTGATATTAACTTTGACGTAACAGGAAGTTCTAACATCTTTGACATTGACCAAGGTTATGTTGCAAGTGCAGAATTTTTAAATGCTGATTTGATAGTATTAGGGGGTTCAAACGTTTTTGATATCGATTGGGAAGCAGATAACTTGACATGGAATTTGGATATAACTGGAGATAGTAACAATATCAACACACTTCAAAACGATGCAAGTGATTCAGTGTTAAACTTTACATTAACTGGAGACAGTGCAGATGTTGACATTAATCAGTTGACTGGTACATGTGCTGCAGGTAATAATGCATGTTCATCACCAATCTCATCAATTGATTTAAATGTGACAAGTGATAATGCAGTCATTCAGATTAATCAAAAAGATTCAGCTAACGATTCTTAATTTGTTGTTCATCAGTGGGGTCTTTGCAGACCCCATCGGTGACGTTACTGAATCAACAGGTATCGGAACACTTTTACGTGGAAACGATGATGTAAAAAATTCTATTGGTACAGATGTCCTTCTATATGATGAGGCAAAAACAGGTAACGGTAGAATGAAAATTACCTTACTTGATAGAGAAATTATCGATATGACAGAACACACAAATGTGTATATCGATGAAGCATATTACGACCCTAATCCAAGTCTTTCAAAATTATCACTTCGAATGGTGCAGGGAACAGCAAGATTTACAAGTGGTGCAGGTCAAAGAATAAGAAAAGAAAATATCAATGTTTCAACACCAACTGCACAAATTACAATTAACGGAACAGATTTTACAACCACAATCGATGAACTTGGACGTTCACTCGTTATATTATTGCCTGATGAATATGGAAATTCTAGTGGTGAGATAGTGGTAACAAATGATGGTGGGAGTGTAACACTCAACGAAGCATATCAAGCCACCATGGTATCAACACTTGAGTCACCACCAACTAACACGGTAACAATCAGTGGTATAACACCATCTCTTATTGATAATATGTTTATTGTCAATCCACCACAAGAAGTTCAAGAAGCAATTGAAGAACAAGCACAAAACGATTTAAACGAAGACCAAGGTATACTAGACGTAGATTTTTTAGAGTTTAACGAATTAGAACAAGATGCATTAGAAAATACAAAAGAAGATTTAGAATTTTCAGAATTAGATATAGATTTATTAGATGTTGATTTCCTAACCGATTTATTAGACATCGTAGAGGCATTAGAGAGAACAACAGTATCACTTGCAGATGCACAACGAAGTTCGGGTCAAGGTGATTTTAATATCAAAGGTGCACAACTAGGATTTAATAAAGATTCACAGTTTAATATTTTTGTTCAAGACGGAGATTTATATCTCTATAGAAATGTGAGTGGTGTCATAGAAATTGTAATTGCATCGGGTGGTTCGGGATTTCTTGAAACTAACGTAGAAGGTTATCAAGGTATTATAGAATTTGGTACTGGTGACCCTGCAATTCAGATAATTATTAATCAATCAAACTAAATAGTGTTATGGGGAAACTAGGGCCATTATTATACATAATCATCTTGATAGGTATATCATTGTCATCAAACGCAGGTGATAATCATGTCCATGTTGAACAAGTAGGCTCGGGTGACAATCTAGATTTAAATATATCTCAAATAGGATTCGATAACGAAATTAATTTTTCGTTTGACCACTCAAATAACACTTTTGATTTATCACAATATGGTTCAGGAAATTATATTGGTTGGGTGTCATATTGGGGTTCAGGTAAAGCATGGGGTGGAGATGTTGACGGTTCGGGCAATACCGAATCAGCAGAACAATGGGACGGTGCAACTTATGGTCGTCATATATGGGGTAACAATAATACTGTTGATGTATATCAAAATGGAACTCATACTTTTAATTTAGATGTTCATGTTGATGGTGTGTTTCATGAAATACATCAAGAAGGAACAGGAAGTCATTATTCTCAATTATACTTTTATGGTCAGTCAGATAATTCAATAACAAGTATAATGCAAAAGGGAACAGGTTCACATAATGCAAGAGTAACACTACGGGGTTCATATGACACAACACTTGACCTTTTACAACAAGGTGCATTAAATCAATCATACACACTCACACAAAATTGTCAAACACTTGGTGGTTGTTCAGTATCAGTATCACAAGGTAACTGATGTTTTCTTGGAAAACAGTTCTAGTAACTATAGGGTTACTTTTCGGTCTAAAAATATGGTCACCCTACATTGTAGAAAATATCCAGTGGTCATGGTTTGATACACTTCATAGAACAGTTGAAAAACAAGTTGTAAATGATATTGTACTTGTAGACATAGACGAAAAATCATTAGAAAGATTTGGACAGTATCCATGGCCAAGAGATGTCTATGCAGACTTGATGTGGGAATCAGACCCAAGTAATACACATGTGTTTGCAATAAAATTCAGTGAAGAGGATAGATTCGGTGGAGATGAAATCTTTGCAAATGCACTTGTCAATAGACTCTCGATTCTTGCAGCTGCACCTACATCACAAAAAGATACTGGTTCTGCACCCTTCGTTAACACTTCTATATTCGGTGGTGGAAATATTAAAGATTCGGTTTGGAATTTTTCAGGAATTTCATCTCCTATCAGGATACTTCAGGATAATACTTATGGTGTTGGGGTAACTGTTGCTACACCTAGTGTCAAAGGAACATCAAACTTTGATGGGACAGTTCGTTCTGCACCGTTACTTGTAACTGCAAACGACCAAGTTTATCCCAGTATTGCACTCGAAACACTTCGTGCATTTTTTAACCAACCTAATTATCAAACAAGAGTAACACCTGAAGTAGGAATCGAATGGATTCGTATGGGTCGTCAACCACCCATTGAAACTACACCAACTTCAGATATTTTAATTTCGTATTGGAATGAGTTTCAACGGGTGAGTGCATCTGAATTAGACCAACTTCCTCTTACAAATAAGATTCTAGTTTGGGGTCTGACTGCAGAGGGATTGAATAATCCATCGTCAACTCCAGTTGGGGTATTGTATCCCCATGAAGTTCAAGCAAACATAATCCAAACCGTTTTGCAAGAAGTTCGTATACAACAATCCTACTATCTTGAATTTCTCGAAGTTGCTCTTCTTCTGATAGTCCTTCTAGGAATACTGGTAGTGGTTTACAAACTTCCCACAGTTCTTTCGGGGATAGTGAGTCTAGGTATCGTTGTATTTCAACTGGGGGGTGGGTATTATATATGGAGTTCGAACTTGATTTTGTTCGATTCTTTTTATTCATCGGTTGCCTCCTTGATTGTTTTTGGACATGCTTCTTTCAACAAATACTATGTGACTTATCAACTCAAGGAACAAATTAAGAAACAGTTCCAAAAATATTTATCTCCTGATATGGTTGAAGAACTTCAGAAAGACCCTAGCAAACTTAAGTTAGGTGGAGAGAGAAAGGAAATGACATTCATGTTTATGGATATCATCGGGTTCACTCCTATAAGCGAGGCGTATAAAAACAATGACGACCCCGAAGGATTAGTAGAACTCATAAACAAGTTCCTAGATATGCAAACAAAAATTATCATAAATAATAATGGAACTATCGACAAGTATATGGGCGACTGTATTATGAGTTTTTGGAATGCACCTCTCGACTGTAAAGACCACGCAGACCTCGCCGTTAAATCTGCACTAGAAGTATTAGATAAAACTAAAGAATTAAATGAAGAACTTAAACCACTCTCTCTTCCACCCATTCACGTGGGTATTGGTATTAGTACTGGCGAGTGTATCGTTGGAAACATGGGGTCAGAAATTAGATTTGACTATTCCGTCATTGGAGATGCCGTCAACCTTGGTGCTAGACTCGAGGGACAAACAAGAAATTATG